AACTTCCGCGATGCTCTTGGGCCGCAGGCGTTCATAGAGCGACCAGTCGCCCGCCGGCGGCCGCGGGCCGCTCATGAAGGCGCCGGCGAGCACGTTCAAGAGCGTCGCGAACTGCCAGTCGAACAGCTCGTCGGCCGGCGGGTGCGAGGCAAGATAGATTTCCCATTCCTGGTATTCCTTCCACGTCAGCCGCCGCTCGAGCTCGCCGACCGTGCAGCCCAGCGCCAGGGCGAGCCGGAACAGGCGGCGCCGCCCTGGCGCTAGGTAGGGCCCGCCTCGGGCTCGAGCTCGACGGCGGGCGTATTGAGCCGCATCACTTCGGTCGTGAGCTGCAAGAGGCCGGCAACAAACCGGGTCGGCACCTGGCCGACCGCCTCGGGCGTTTCAAAGATGCGCTCGCCCGAAACGGTATAGGTCGCCAGGTGCACCATGACCCGTTGCACATGCTGGGCATCGGGCTTGCCGTTCATGAACATGGGCAACACGTCGTCGGCCGTGAGCTCGCGCACGTCGACCGGCTCGGGCCAGCCGGCCGGGTGCAAGCGCTTCGTGATGCGCTCGAACATGTCAGGCCGCCGCCATCATGGCGGCCGGCGCCAGGTAACTGACCTTGCCCATGACAATGCCGGATGCGCTGATTTGCACCGGCTGGTCGACGGCAAAGGATTCCGACAGGGAATTGACTTGCGTCTGATAGACGATGCGCGAATGGTCGGGCGGCTCGACCATCATGAGCCGCGGCAGGCCATCGTCATAGGCGGCCCGCAAGGCAATCTGGCCGGCCGATTCGGGTTCGTAAAAGCCCTGGGCGGTCCATGTGCCGTTGTTTTTCATGCCGGTCATTTGCTGGCGTTCGGCATCGCACAACGTCGTCACGTCGAGCGTCGAGGCGGCCGGCGATTCGCGATTGAGCGAGGCGACGCAAATCTCGACCAGCGCCGACGACGCCATCGTCATCTTGCCGGTCGCGGTCGCGGCGCCCGGTTCGGTCGACGTGTCGGAACCCTTGAGCGTGACGGTGCCCGCCGCGACCGCCTCGACTTCCCACATTTGCCCGTCAATGCTGGCAAAGCCGGTGCCGTTTACAGATACGAAATCGCCGACGGCGGGCACGCCCGATGTCGTGAGCACGGCGGGCGCGGCTTTCGAGACGGCCGTGATGGTGAAGGCCTCGAGCGGGCCCGAGAGATAGATTTTCGTGCCTTTCGATGACATCGGCATGATGCGACTCCCTCATTGAAGGTGCAAACCGGCGCTTCGCCGGTTTCACCGGTGAGGCCGTTGCGGGGCGACTTTCTCGAGGCCACGCGCGACGCTGGCCTTGTAGGCGTCGAGCATGGCGGGAATGGCAGACTCGAACGCGGCCGCGACATACGGGCGGGCGCGCATGCGCGCCGTGCCGAATTCAATGAACTTCCAGTAGAACGGTTCGGTCACTTCGCGATAGCTGCCGCCCTTGCGCTTGCGCGAGCGCAGCGTCTTGCCGGCGCGGGCCTTGCTGACAAAGCCCTGGCTGGCCTTTTTGGCGAACAGCCCGGCGGCGGTGCGGTTCGGGCCCTGGCTGGCGCGGATCGAGCGCACGCCGAGCCCGGCTTTCAGAAGCCCGGTACGGCGCGTGACGGTCGTGTAGGTGGCGCGGCGCACGTTTGTCGTCGCCGGTGCCACGGCGCGGCGCAACGCCGTCTTGACGATGGCGGTTTCGATCTTGCGCTCGTAAAAGCGCAAGTTTTCCTGCAGCTCCTTGAGCCCGTCGACTTTCACGCCGATGACTTGCGGGGCTTTCATGACGCGGGCCCTTGCACGTTGATCGTGACGCCGGGCGGCGCGTCGATGCGAATCGTGATGGTCGTGGCGACGGTCGGCGCCGGCTCGGGCTTCGGCGCCGGCGGGCCGGCGCGGGCCATGTCGTGCGCGCTCTTGCGCACGTCGTCGACGCGGTTTTGCCAGCCGGCGCCGAACGTCGGCCAGGTGTCGAGCGATTTCAGGAAGGCGAGCCGGCAATCGCAGGCCGCGTCGATGGCGGCATGCGGCTCGGCGGCCTGGGCATACTGGCGGGTCTCGGGCCCGAATGCGCCATCGACATGCGCATCGGGCACGCCGACGGCGCGTTGCAGCCAGGTCACGCCATTGGCGGGCCCGGAATTGACGCCGCCGTCAAAGGTGCACAGGTCGAGGCCGGCGGGCAGCTCGTCGCCGCCGACGACAGCCCAGTAATCCTCGAAATAGATGGCCTCGATTTCCTCGTCGGTCAGGTTGGCAATATCCTCGTCGGGATAGGCGCAGGCCGAAATTCCCTTGTTCGTGCCCTTGAGCGTGCCGGCGCCCTGGGCGCATCCGGTCCAGTTGCCCGGGTCATCCGGGTTGCTCGAATAGCCGCCCTCGTATGACAGGGTTTTCGCGAGGCAGGCCTCGTAGTTGGCGGTCGTCATGGCGGCTCGGGCCTCCGCTTTTCATGCTCGAGGCAAACGGTAATCAGCCGCACGAGCTCGACCGTGACGCGCTCGCGCGTGGTTTCCTGTTGCGACAGAAACCAGGCGGCGGCGCCGATCATGACGACATTGAGAATCACCATGACGAGCAAGGTCGGCGTGCCGCTCAGCCCGCTCATGATGCGCACGGCGGCGCCGCCGACCGTGGCGACAGGCAAGCCATTGGCGGGCGTCGTCATGGCGCCGCCTATTGCCGGATCACGTTCATGATGACGCGCTGCGCATTGAGCGGCCCGCCGGCGCCGCTGTGATACGTGACATTGAGCTCGGTATATTCGCCATTGCCCTTGGCAATCGGCGGCGCCGACAGCACGAACCGCACCCAGGGCATCGACGTGTCCTTGTCGGCGATGTGCAGCGCCGTGATTTGCGGCACGACGGCCGTGACCATGGAACTGACATCGATGCCGGTCGCGGTCGTGTTGGAAACCCAGACGATTGTTGCCAGCGTCGGGTCGGCATTGTTGAAACGTATCTGCCCGTCGCCGGGCGGCTCGACGAGCTGCGCATTGAACGTGTATTCAAGCGCATTGATGTCCGGCGGCATGCGGGTCCAGGCGCCATCGCGGCGCACATAGGCAAAGCCGTCGGAAGGCGCTTCCTCTATCCCATCATCCTCTCCCTCGGCTTGGGTCCAGAACTGGTATTGCATTTCAAGCCCGAGCCGGTGCCAGCCATCGTCAGCCGCCGGGTCAAGGTCGAGCGGCCCGTCGATGGTCTCGACGCGCAAGGCATTGTCGGGCGTTTTCCAGTCCATGAACGAGTCGCGCACCTGGCGGGCGAGCGTATCGGCCAGCGCAAAGCCGGCGCCGGCGCGGTGAAAGATGCCGACCTGGAACGTGCCGGTTTCCTCGCGCCACGGGCGCGAGCCCATGGTCATGTTGCGGAATTCCTGGGCTTGCACGAGCACGCCCGCCCACGGGTCGGGCATGTTCGACAGGTCGACATGCATCGTCGAGGGATTGAACAGCGGCAGGGCGATGGCCGGCGCGACGCTTTGCGCCCAGCGCGCCTCGAAATACTGCAACGGCGTCATCGCGTGCCCCCGCGCAGCGCGAGGCGGTAAAACACGGGCGTCTCGACCGCGGGCGCCGCCCGCCAGTCGATGACGACGAACGTGCCGTCGACCAGGGTCACGATGTCATAGCGGGCCGGCGCGCCGATGCCGAGCTGGACAAAATCGGCCTGGCGCACGACGGCGAGGCGGTCGCCGACCGCGGCCGAGCCGAAAACGTCGACGCCCTTGAAGTCGCGCACGGCGGCTTTCAGCGGCCAGGTGCCGGCGCCGCGGCTGTAACTCACGATGCCGGCAAAGAGCTCGAACGCGGCGCCCATGGGCCCGCGCATGATGTCGGCGGCGGCGACGCTCACGATGGCACCTGGCGCGCCGGCGGCGCCGGCTCGAGGCGCCGGATGCCCGGTTGCGCCCACAAGAGCGAATTATCGCGATAGAGCGATAGCGTCGACTCGAAGGGTTGCAAGGCGGGCAACAGCGCGTTGCCCACCTCGCCGGCATTGAAGCGGACGCTGCCGACATCGGGCATGTCGACCGACGCGATGCCCGCCAGGCCCGCCGCGGGTGCGGCGTCGATGACGGCGGCGGCGGCATCGAGGCAATGTTGCAGGTCGGCCGGCAACGGATCAAAGCCCGCCTCGTAGATGATGACGAGCTCGTCGGGCTCGCAATACCACCAGGCCGACACGAAATTCAGGCTCGAGCGGAAATAGTCGACGCGATAGTCGCTCGTCACGACCAGCTCTTGCCCGTCGGCGATGACCGACTCGACGCCGAGCACCGGCGATTGCCGCAGGATCAGCGTGCCCTCGAGCCGGGCGCCCTGCCATGTCTCGCGCCAGCGGGCCCGCGTCAGGTAGCGCCGCGTATAGGCCCGCGCCGAGGCGAGCGCGATGTCAGCTCCCGCCATCGGTTGCCTCCTCGACGGTTTCCTCGATGACGGCGCCGTCGGTCATTTCCAGGCGCAAGCGGCCGTCGGGCCCGCGGAAAACCCGCGCCACGGCGAGCCCGCGCGGCCCGCGTTGCCCGCGCGGCCCGCGCTCGCCGCGGGCAATGCGTTGCACTTCGGGAATCAGCGCCGCCAGAATCCGGTCATCGCTGGCGCGGCGGGCCGCGTCGTCGACAGGCGCGGCGGGCCGACCGTCACCGGCGCCCGCGCCTGGCGGCTCGTCGCCGCCCGCCGCATCGTCGTCATTGGCTGGCGGCTCGTTATCCCCGGGCACCGGCGCGGCCGCCGGCGCCGGGCTTTCGATGGTGCCGTCGTCATTGACCGGGCCCTGGTTGATTTGCAGATAGCGGCGGTCGCCGCCGGGCACCGGCGCAAAGCCCTCGATGTCGCGAATCTCGTTGACCGATATGGCGCCGACCGTGAACAGGTTGCGCTCCCACGTCGAGCGCTCGACCGAATCGCCGCGCAACAGCGGGCGGGTGTCCATCATGGAAAAGGCGCCGGCGCGGTTGTCGCTCAGCAGCTTGAAATCGGCCTCCTGTTCGAAATTCTTGATCCAGGGAATGCCGGTATCGGTGACAACTTCCTTGTTGAATTGCTCCATGTTCTTGTAGGTCGCCTGGCTGGTCGCCATCACTTTTTGCAAGGGCACGCCAAACCAGCGACAGATTTCCTCGACGCTCGATTTGCGCGCCTCGAGCATTTGCGCCTGGTCGTTCGGAATGGCGATGGCCTGGAATTCCATGCCTTCCTCGAGCACGACCATGCCTTGCGAGCGGCGGCCGCCCTGCAAGAGCTTCCATGATTTTTCGATGCGGGCGGCGGCTTCCTCGCCCAGCGCTTTCGGGTGTTTCAGCACGCCCGAGGGCATCGCCGAATTGGCGAAAAAATCGGCGCCGTAGCGTTCCGTCGCCGCCGACATGCCCATCGACAGGGCGGCGAACGTGATGACGGGCAGGCCGATGATTCCATCTTCCGACGGGCCGGCGATATGGAACATGTCGTGCGAGGGAATCGACGCCCGGGCGCCATCGTAATTCATGACTTCATAGGCGAGCGCGCCATTTGGCAGGCGCACGACGTCGATGCGGCTCGGGTGCAAGGGCCACAGGTTGAGCGGGCGGCCGTCGACGGAACGCTCGATTTCGGCATAGCCATTGCCGCGCAACAGCGCCCAGCGCATGAGCGTTTCGCGGAACTTGTAGGCCGACGATTCGGGATTCGGCCGCCGCCCGATCAGCCAGCCGACCGGCGATTCCGGGTCGGCCTCGGCGCCGCCGCCCGGGCGCGGCCGGTAGACCGACCAGGGCAATTGCCCGATCAGCCCCGACAGGTAGGCCACGCAGCGCCATACGGTGCCGATACGTTGCGCCTCGAGCGGGTCGACGATGACGCCCGCCTCGCGCCGCGGCAAAACCAGCGCCGTGCCGAATCGTTCATTGCGCCGCGGTGCCGAGCGCCGGGCCGCCTTGATAGCGGTGCGGCGCCGGGCCGATGCGCGGGCGCCTGCCCGCGGCATCGCTCAGGCCCCGGGTGCCGGCGCCGGCGGCGCGGCGGCCGCCGGGTCCATGGCCTCGAGTGCTGATATGGC